TGGTATCCATCTGATTTACAAAATTGTGTAGGGTTGTCAATGTATCCTCGGCTTCAGAAATAATCTCCTCCTCCGATTGCTGATCAAGATTCTTATGATCATCAACAATAGAGATATTTGCTGGATTTGCCTTATACAAGTGATCCATCACAATATCGAACCAATATGGATTGGTTTTATTCTGAACAATTACCTTTACATAAGTGTCTTTATACGAGTCAAAATCAAAACTAGCAATAAATTCCTCAAGTTTCATTTCGGTATCATCATACCAAATCTTATGGAATATTCTATACGGATTTTGAATAAAAGTCAACTCTCTTTTCTCAGAATCAAAGATATGAAATCCACGCTGATCGTTATAATCATTCCAGGTCATCTCATACGGATTACCTAGATAGTGGATATTGCCACCCTGTGACTTATGATGAAAATGTCCAGAGCAAACAAGATCAAATTTATCAAATAGAGCTGCTTCCATGCCATGTGGATTTTTCATACCACGATACATTTCAAACCCACGGATTTCAAGATGACCGAAGAGAACCTGTGATTTTGTATTTTTAATGAACTGCATGGATTCGACATAATTTTCATTGTTAATCCATGGTAACATGGTAATGTCACAGCCGTCAAATTCTACATCTTTTACATCAGAAAAAATATCAATAAGATCATATTCGTTGCCGAACAGTTCATTCAGTGCATTGACCTCGTTTGTATTACGATATGGAATATCGTGATTGCCGACAATAACATTAAGTTTGATCTTATTATCAATACATGGCTGAACAAAAATGCGCTTAAACTCTCGAAGAGTCACATAATTAATAAACTTCCTTCGATCAACAATATCGCCGAGATGAAATATAGTAGTGATGTTATTATCAATAAGATACGGAAAGAAGACATTACTATAAAACTTATCAAAAAAGTTGAGGAAGGTTTGACTATCGTTTCTTACACCAAAATGTGTATCTGTAATTATGGCTGCCTTCATTAATCACTCATCATTAATTAAAACATCAATAGCCGTCGTATTTCTATTCTTTTTCCGGCGTTTGGTTTCTTCAAAATTTTCAATAAATACACCAACGTGTTCACGACTCCACTCATTTGCCTTACCAGCTGGTGTATAATCAGATGAATCATGAGCTTGATTATCGCTTGTCGTGTTCATCACTTCCATCTCACCCATTAACTTATACCTTGTATAGAGATGTTTCTTTTCCTTTTGAATACGACGAAGGAATGCATAGTAAATAATCTGAGTAAAATATGCAAATGGATTTTGTGATTTTTCAGGATTAAAATTATCAATATATTGCAGACAGTTTTCAATACCGTCCGAAATCATTTCTTCCTTGAAAGTGTAGTTAATAAAATTTGGCTTATGTGATAAATGTACTGCAATCTTCATAAGACATTCACCGATATATGGTGATACGAGAGGTCGTTCCTTTCCCTCGCTCTTAGCAATTTCAACTTTCTCACGGTAATCAATCATAGCCGCAAGAAATTCCTTATTATTTACATAGTGCTGTTTTGATTTTTTTGTTTTAGCCATTAGTGCACCATTATACTAGTATTAGAAAACTTTTCAAACATAGCCAGAGTTATTTCCTCTTCATTTTTTTCTAAAAAATCCTGTGTTTCCTCTTCGGTATCATCTACTTCGTTTAACTTATCCAAAGCATTAAAATAATAATCTAAAATATCTTTTGTAGGTTTTGCCTTCATGAGAACATGGCGAACTTGTATAGGAAAATCATTTTCATCTGTAAACGGAATCCATTTTGCCACTCTTACTGATGCACCGCCCATGGTATTTTGCAAAAATAATTGTAAAGGTTTGTGCAATAAAATATATTCTTGATCCATACCATCAATAATAGAGATGATATGTTCTCCTGTAACTAACTTAAAATATAACACATCTGGCTTCATAAGTAAACCCTTTCTCTATAAATTAATATTATAGATTTTATATTCGAATTCCTCGTCATTGTATATTTTAATTCGTTCAGCAAAATGATTAAGTGTATAATTTACTTTCTTTTTCCATCGGATGTCATCTGCGATGTCGAACAAAACTGCTTTATCTTTTGACTCACCTTTTCGCAACCCTCTGCCAATAGACTGAAGATTACGAATACGAGACTTAGTGGGAGAAGCAAAAATAATGTTATGAAGGTTGCGAATATTAATGCCAGTACTAAACGTACCATATGAAGCAATAATAATTGCGTCTTTTTCCTTCTCGGTAATAGCGCGGATCTGCTCCCTGGTCTCTGCATCTGTTCCACCATAAACAAAAAATACCTTTCTATTACTATTTACCGATTTAGATATATTATCATACAATACTCTACCGTGTTTGTCAACATATTGAAAGAGTAAAAGTGTATTTCCGTTCAGTGATAATGTTAGATTTTTAATAAATTTATTTCTTCGTGGATTGGTGACGATAAAATCTATCTCATCCTGATAGTTCATTTTACTGACAAGTTTCTTTTCCTCATCAGTATATTTTAGTACTAATGCCTTGATCTTAAAATTAGCAAGATGATTTTGATCAATCAGTTCTCTGGTTTTTACAAACTGTTTTACCTTGCCAAATAATCCTTCCAAAACCAGTTTATGGGTTTGTGTACCATCCAAGGTACCCGTAAAACCAAACCGATATTTACAATCAAGAAGTTTAGTCATAATCGAGGTAAGTGACTTTGCCTTAAATAAATGACATTCATCGCCAATAACCAAATCATATTGTGCAAACCAATCCTTGCGTAATTTATAAATTGATTGCCATGTTGAGACTACGATGCGGGCATCGGTCATCTTTTCCTGACCGCTCATGATAATATGAATATCATTCTCATTTGAACCATATTCAATAAAATCAGATCTCATTTGGTGCACGAGAGATGTTGTCGGAACAATCAGTAGTGTTTTACTGTCACCATACCACTGAGTTAAAAGCCATATAATAAAAGACTTACCAGAAGCTGTAGGCGAAACAATAAGACTCCTATTATTCCTAACACAATAAGCAAAAGACTCCGTTTGATAATCACGAGGAGTAAATTTGGTTTGCAAGGTGGTGATAAATTCGTTTGCTTCTTCGAGTGAAAACGATTCTTGTAAATTAATATCATTCTGAACTTCTATCTCATAATCACGCTCGTCTGCAAAATGTTGTACATACGGCAATAAACCCAGGTATAATTCCTTTGTCATTGCGTTATATAGTCGCATTTTACCATCCCACATACGATTACGATACGCAGGCATAAACTTTGCACCCGGTACAGTAAACGTAAAGTAATCGGACAGTTCCTGTCGAATCACAGGCTCTGCATCCACTTTCATATATACTTCATTTGCCTTCGAAATAATCAAGGTATTTCCACGTATATCATTCTGTTCTAATAATAAATTCGAAGTACTCCATGCTGCTTTGGACATTTGTTCTCATTGTTATTTTGTCCATAATATAAAGCATCACTGACCACCCGTGAATTTTAAAAAATCGATGCTGTTTTTAATCAAAAAATTTCTAGTATTTACTGATTTAAGTATTTCTTCCAATACATCAACAACCTCTTGCTGATATGCGATCTTTGTATTGAGTTGAACCATCTCTTTGTCTGTATCCACATAATAAGAAACCTCTTGTTTGAGTCTTTTAAATGGATATGGCTCACGACCAAGTTCTGCAAGATCCTCTGGATTATTCAGATCACCTCTATAGTAATCCATTAGTCTTTGCTGTAATATCTTGTGCTTCATTTTAAGAGCACGAAGTTTTAATCTCTCATCTGAGAAATGTTTTAGGTATTTTCCATGGAGGATTGGGATATTGAGACTTTCCCGTGATAACTCAGTCTCATCAATTTTGGCATCACCTTGCCACATGGATATAATTTCTTCGATCTTCACATTACACTCCGAATGATTCACCACATCCACAGCTAGAGGTAGATGATGGATTATTCACTTTTAGAAATGAACCGCCAAGTTCATTCACATAGTCTATTTCACTTCCTAATATATATAATTCTGCTAGAGGATCAACCACAAGGCAATCATCAATGGGACTTGACCACTCCACATCTGGATATTGTTTGGAAAAACCCCATACATATTGCATACCGGCACAACCGCCACCCTTCACTGAAAGAGTAACATAGCCATCACCTTTGACTGAATTGAGATATTGTTTAGCAGAATCGGTAATAGTAATCATATAATAACCCTTAAAAACGGCTCAAGGCCTATTATAACATGGTTATCGGTAAAGTAAATAGATTTATAGTTTTTCTACTATAAACTGTCGATAGCGAAATGTTACCTCAGCCTCTAGGTATTCAATGTCTGTCTGTGTTACATCAAAATTTAATGGTGTGAGTGATGTTGGAAACATATCATAAAGCGAAATCATAATTGATGGATTGCTATTCGATGACAGGATCATCATACTACCATCGGATACCTTTTCAGCAAGGTCTCTGTATTGCTGTAGATTTTCTGGATGACCAATACCAACCATCCAATCGTGGATTTCCAGATAGTTTTTCATATCCTCATCGACGCGAAATCTTAGACTAAATGGCTCGTAGGTAATACGATCACCTGGTCGATATACATTTGCGAGAGGATTGGGTTGTATTACCTCAGAGGTGCTGATTGCTGGTAATGTTACTGCTTGACAGAAATACTCTAGGTTTGGTGCTCTTTTAAGCAAAAAGCGGAAACCAAGTGGAGATAAAAAATTGATGTTAGTGGTGAGTGTAGCTGCTTGACCACCAGTACCTTGTTTTGGAATCAATGCCATTTTTTAATCTCTCTGATAACCTCGGCCGTTCTATAGCCTTTGTGTTGTTCCGCATAACTCACTTGGACTTCGTGTATCACAGCCTCGATGTGTTCTTTCCAATAATTTAAAAACCTATGTACTCGTGGTAACTCAGGCGTAATATCATCTGTTTGCCAGACAAACTCCTGAATAATGTCAGTGTAGTCTGGCATATAATAGAGTACATCAACCGTAACTAAATTCTTTCGTATCCACATAACCTACTATTTATAATAACAAAAACACAAAAAAAGAGGGAGGCAAAAGCCTCCCTCTAGCCCGATTATATCGGATCTTATTATTACATAAGATTTGAAACAATAACCATGCGGTAGTAGATGTTCTTCTGCTGTGAAGAAATTGTACCGTTTGCGGCTGTTGTTGCAAATGGATTTGCGACCATGCCGTAGCGAGTCTTAAATCCGATTTTTGGCTGGAAGGTGTTTTCACCGACCGCACGGACCATCTGTAGAGGTACGTATGGGCAGTAGAATAGACCAGCATCGAATGCACTGGAACCCTTGTAACCAACGGTGACATACTGGTCGCCAGAAGCACTGGAGAAGTATGGATCAACGTATACCCGAACCCGACCGTTTAGGACACCAGCGAAGGTGTTGCCTGTGTCGTCGACGTTTAGGTTGGCGCTTAGAGCAGGTGTGTAATCTAGTACACCGGCCATCTGAAGAGCAGATGCAACATCTGAACCACAGATTAGGACATTACCCTTACCGCGGCGTGTGGACTTAGCAATCTGATTGGCTTCACGCTCAATCTGGAATACTAGACCCTTGAACCGCTCAACGCTCCACCGGCCGTTTGCATCGACATCAAGGTCGAATGTACCAGCAGTTGTTGTGTTGTCCTGGGCACCGGCTGTTGCGGTGTAGTTGATTGTACGAATGACTTCGCGGTTGATTTCAGCAAGAATTTCTGCAGAGAGAATATTGCTGAGCTCGGTCTCGGCGTCTAGACCATGGATTGCCTTAAGATCCTGAGCAAGTTCCATGGTGTATTCTGCCTTGAGTGCACGTGAGACTGCAGTTACTGCAACCTTCTCAATGCTGAATGCCATCTCAGAGATGCTGTTATTAGCAGCATCGCCTAGAGCTTCAGCGGTTGATGTGCCCATGCCTGTGGCAACGGTATAACCGGAACCAGAAGCACGATCGGTTGGGTCAGAACCAGCCTGAGCAGCTGCGGCACCGTCGAGTGTGGTGAATGTAACACCACCGACGCTGTTGTTAGCTGTTGAGGAGTGGCTTGTGACTGCCTCGTTGTAGAGGGCCTCTGAACCAGCCTGTGAGCTGTAACGTGGGCGCATTGCAAAGATAAGACCGGTTGGGCCTGTCATTGGCTGAACGCCGCAGACATCATATGCAATGAGGTTTGGCATAGAACGACGAACCAGTGAGATAAGTACTGGATCGAAGATGTCGACTGCACCATCAGAAGCAGTGGAGCTTGAAGCACCCATTGCATTGGTTGGTGCGGCTTCGCCGAGTAGTGATGGCATCTGATAACCACCAGAACCCATAGCGGATTCGCGTGAAGCCTTTTCTTGGTTTTCTAGAAGAGTTGCTGTGACGGCGCGGCGATGAGGATCCTTAATCTCTCCGAGGTCAGGATGCTCAATGACTGGCTGCCACTTCTTCTGTAGATCTTCAGATAGGAACATTTTTTGTTTCTCCTTAACTGTAAATATCAGCCTTCATTGTTTATTTATAATAACATTATTTTCTAGCAGATTT